GGGCAGCCTGGCGTTGCTGACGCAGCGGCTGCGGTTGATGGGGATGCCGGAACCGGAGTCGGTGAGGCAGCGCAGCCGCAAGTACATGCGGGCGATGTTGGGGAACAAGGTGCTCGCGGTATGGGAGGGGCCGGCGAAAGGCGGCTATACGTGGAAGTGCATGACGGCGGAGCGCGACCGGAACAAGGGGACGTGGTTCGGGATCGTGCGGGCGATGATGGACCCGCAGCGGTGGGCGAACAAATGGATGTCGCAGAGCTTGCACATCCTCAACACAGGGGCGAAGGGCGGGATTCTGGCCGAGGCGGATGCGTTCGACGACCAGCGGGCGGCGGAGGATGATTGGGCCGACCCGAGCGCTATCGTGTTCACGGCTCCGGGTGCGCTATCGGGTAACAAGATCATCCCGCGTCCGCAGAACCAGGCTCCGCCACAGCTCGCCGAGTTGTTGACGCTGGCGATCAGTTCGATCCGGGATTGCACGGGCGTCAACCTGGAGCTTTTGGGGCTGGTGGAGAAGGATCAGCCGGGCGTTGTCGAGCACATGCGCAAGCAGGCGGGGATGACGGTGTTGGCGGGGCTCTTTGACTCGTTACGGCGGTATCGCAAGGAGCAGGGCCGGTTGATGTTGTGGTACATCACCAATTTCCTTAGCGATGGGCGGCTGATAAGGATTGGCGGTCCGTCGCAGGCGCAATATGTGCCGCTGGTTCACCAAGGCGGGGTCGTCGAGTACGATGTCATAGTGGACGATACGCCTACCAGCCCGAACACCAAGGAACGGGCGTGGGGCGTATTGATGCAGATGTTCCCGTTTATTGCGAAAATGGCGGTGCCTCCTCAGGTTTACATGGAGTTGCTAAAGTATTCTCCGCTTCCTGAGACGATTGTTTCCAAGATCGAGACGATTTTGCAGCAGCAGCAGACGCAGCCGCCGCCTGATCCGAAGATGATCGTGGCGCAGAGCCAGGCGGCGCTCAATCAGGCTCGGGCGCAGGCGACGCAGAGCACGGGAGCACTGGATCAGGCGCGGGCAGGGTTGTTCTCGGCGCAAACGCAGAAGACGCAGCACGACATGGTGGTTGGGAGCCAACAGGTGCAGGCGGAACGCGAGCGGACCTATGCGGAGACGCAGCGGTTGGCATTGGAGGGCGAGGAGGTCAGGGCGAAGATCGAGAATCTGCGGGCGCAGGCGATGTTGAATGTGGCAAAGGCGGGGGCGACCGAAGTGGGCGGCCAGACCGATCAATACCTCGCGATCCTTGAGGCTTTGGATTCTATCGTTGGGTGGCATCAGGGGGCGCTACAGTTGCAGCAGGGGGCACGGCAGTTGGACGCGCAGGAGCGAGCGGCGGCAGCGGAGCCGGTGGCGGCGTGAGGAAGTTGGCAAAGGACGCGGTTGCTTTCGAGCATCCGGCGCGGGGGCCGCATCATTGCGCCGAGTGCCGGTATTTCGATGGGCCGGAAGCGTGCCGGCTCGTGGCGGGCCGCGTTTTGGCGCGGGATTGGTGCAAGCGGTTCGAGGACAAGCGGGAGCGGAGGTCGGCGGCGGCGGTGCGGCACCTCGGGGCAATCGCTTCGGGGACATCGGAGGATTACAGCCGGGTTGGGCCGGGTTACGCGGTTGGAAGGCATAAGGGGTGAGATGGGTCTGTTTGACGATCAAGCGCAGGGTTCCTTTCCTTCTTCGCTCGGGCAGATCGGTCCGCTTGCCGCCGCATTGCAATGGCTTAACACGCATGGGGTCGATGGGCTGATGAACGGGCGCGCTTATGCCAGCACCGGCCCATCGGGGCCAGGGCGACCGCAGCCGCCGCCTTCGCCGGGGCCGTTCGAGCCGGAATCTCGGGTTCCGCGAACGCCGCCGCCATTTCCACCCGAGCCGGTTGTAAAATCCGTATTTTTATGGTAGAATGGCAATGGCGCTGGCGCACGTTTTAGGTTGGGGACGGCTGATGCCCATTGAGTTCTCACCAACGGTCACTTCCGGCGACTTGATCAAGGCGGCGGCGGTGCTGATCGTAGGCGGCGGCACGGTGGTCGGGATCTACGTGTCGTTGCGAATGAGTATCGCCGACGTGGCGTTGGAAGCGGCGAAAGGGATTGCCGCTCTCGACCGCCGAGTTGTCGTGCTTGAGGATCGCGGACGCGCGGAGGAGAAGTTTCAGGAAGAGATGCGGAGCAAGGTGGACCGTGCGTTGGAGTTGTTGGCGTCGTTGAAGAAGTCCGACGCGGCGGTGGGGTCAAGATGACGTTTTCGGTGCCGGTGCCGTTCGCCGGCTTCGCGGAGGACCATGCGAAATGGCAAGATCAGTAGTGCAGCCTGCTCCTGCGGGGGTCGCGGCGCTTGCGTCGGACGAGCTTTCGGCGGAGGAGCAATCCCAACTCGACCAGATGCGGGAGGACGATGCCGGGGAGGCTACGCCGGAACCGGCAGCCGAGCCTGCGGCGGAACCCAGAGAGACGGGTGAGGCGTCGGCGGAGCCTGCGGCTGATGGGCGACCTCGTATGGTTCCGCACGCGGCGATGCACGAGGAGCGGGTGCGTCGGCAGGCTACCGAAAAGGAGTTGGCGGACGAACGCAAGGCGCGGCAGACGCTTGAGGAGCGGACCAATCTGCTTCTTCAACGGATACAGCCGGCGGCACAGCCCGCGCAGCAGACGCCCGCGCAGCCCGAGATCCCCGACGTAGCAACTGATCCGGTTGGGCATATCGTCGGGCGCATGAACCAGCAACAGGCTGTGCTCGAACAGCTTGCGCAAGCCCTCGTTACCGCCGGACAGCAGAACCAGGCGGCACAGGTCCAGGCGTCGGTGCAGCAACGGGCGGCGGCGCTGGAATCGGATTTCCGAGCGGCGAACCCCGAATACGACGCGGCGGCGAACTATCTCACCGACATGCGCAACAAGGAGCTTGTCGAATTGGGGTGGACCGATCCTGTCGAGCGTCGCATACAGATCGCGCGTGAGGCGCTTGAAGTGGCGGATCGCGCGCTAAAGGAAAGCCGGAATCCGGCGGAGGTAATCATGGGGCTCGCGAAGATCAGGGGGTTTGCGCCGGTTGCGGCAGCCGAGGGCGCGGCAAATGGAGTGGCAGCACCAGCCGCCGCCGCGCCTAATGCGGGACAGCGGATCGCGAATGCGGCGGCAGGACAGCGGCAGGCGGGAACATCGCTGAGCAATGCGCGCGGCGCGGCTCCTGCTCCGATCACCGCCGAGCGCCTTATTAGCATGAACGATTCGGAATTCGCCGAGTTCGTGGCCAACGCATCGCCCGCGCAAATGCGCGCGGCTATGGGGGAATGATTTGACATCGCGCAAATTTGCGCGGATTGTAATTAGTTAAGAACTGCTTTCGGCACCTGGGCCGTCAATCCAGGTTGCGCTTCGCCGGCGTTATCGGGCGGTTGAGACCAACTCTTTACTATGACCGAACCTAAATTCCTGTCGCTCGACCACATCGAGAATAATGGCAGCGTACATCGGAAAGAGATCAAAAACCGAGGATCAGGTATATTCAAGTGGTTGCGGGATAACGACTATCCTGCCGGTTTTCAAGTTTTGTGCATGAACTGCAATCACGGGAAAGCGCAGAATGGAGGCGTCTGCCCGCATAAGACTGGCCCGGTCTCCTAGTGGGGCTTCGTCCGCCGGACGATAACGGCAAATCGTAACCGTAGACGAGTTTACGGTTTCGCTTCTCCTGCGACAGTGGAGAACAAGTAAATGAACCAATATTTCTTGGTTCTCCACTGTCAAACAGGAGAAATAGATGGCTGTGACGAGCTATGGCACAAATGATCCGCTTGCGGTCAAATTATGGTCCAAGCTTTTGTCTGTCGAAGTTCTCAAGACGACCTGGGCAAGCCGCTTCATGGGTCCAACGAGTTCTTCGATCATTCAGATCAAGGACGAAACGAGCAAGACAGCCGGCGACAAGATCACGTATGGACTGCGCATGCAGTTGACGGGATCGGGTGTCATCGGTGACGGGACGTTGGAGGGCCAGGAAGAGGCTTTGACGACGTTCTCGGACTCGCTGATCATCAACCAGTTGCGGCACGCCGTTCGCTCGGCGGGGCGCATGAGCCAGCAGAGGGTGCCGTTCGTCGTTCGCGACGAGGCGCTGTCGGGGC